GCAGCGGCCTTGGAGCATGTCCGCAGCGGCCTTGGAGCATGTCCGCAGCGGCCTTTGAAGGTCTTTGAAGGCCTTGGAGCATGTCCGCAGCGGCCTTTGAAGGCCTTTGAAGGTCTTTGAAGGTCTTGGAGCATGTCCGCAGCGGCCTTTGAAGGCCTTTGAAGGTCTTTTGATGCCCTTCGAGCGTGTCCACAACCTGGGGGATCCGCTACTGCCGCAGGCGTTCGCAACAGCCGGCGCGCAGCTTGTTAGCCGGCTAAATAAACACATGTACATTTACTCGGCTGTATGAAAAAACCTGTATGAACTGCCGGACGACCGGCCGCCATCCGCATGAACTAGCGAAGTTCAGCCGCCTACGCGGCGGATTCGCACGCCTGCCCTGCCGAAACCCGCCGGAGCCGGTTCGGTTCGATATCGAACGGACGTGGAAGTGCGGCGCTCGAGACCCCCGGGGCCAAAAACCCGCGGCGCCGCGCCCCGGGAAGGGGGTGCAAAAATTTTGGAGTTTTCTAAACGACGGGAATGAAGTTACAAACTATTACATGCTCCCCGTTCAATTTGATTTTTCAAAAAATTTTTAGAAAATTTTTAATTCCTCTCGAAAGTGCCACGTCTGAGCGCCGACACTGTGTGCTGTTTGTGTGCTACATTTGCGACAAAGATTTCATCAACCACACGGTCGAGGACCATGCCAAGCACTCGCAAGCCAGCCACGAAGCCCGCATATGCCGCTACAGACGCTGAGCCTGATGTGGAAAGCCTTTTTGCCGGAGCCCCGTCCGGCGCCCAAGGTCTGGCCGGTGTCGTTGGCGCAGAGTACGATCCTGAGAAGCTGCCCGACGGGGTAGCGGCGAAGATCGTCAAAGTTCGGCCGGATGTGTATCCGCCGACAAAGTCGAAAACAAAATGGGCGAAGGATCCGACGCCGAATTCGGAGTGGGATCGTCGCAGTTGGAAACCGCGCAAGCGGGAGCCGGGTGAACGCGGGATTCGCAGAAACCTGGCCGCGCTTGAAGCGATTTCGAGAAAGCTGTGTGTTCCGCCGTCCGTCTTGGATGCGCTTCCGCGCAGACCGGACGGAGCGCCTGCCAAGTCTCCCGAACTTCGGGCGGCGCTGCAGGCCTTCGTGGCGGCAGGCGGGACGATGCAGCTTTTTGGCGAAGCCGTAGGCCTTTCGCGTTCGACGCTGAACGAATGGATCCGTCGTGACCCGGAGTGGTCCGAGGACTATGAGGCGGCGAAGAAGCTGGGGGCAGACGCGCTGGTCGAAGAGGCGCTCGAGATTTCCGAGAACCCGAAGCTTGTGGAGGAGGTGTTCCTCAGCTTCGACGGGAAAGGTCAGCTCAAGCGCAAGGACGTTCGGCGTGCCGACGCCATCTACGCCCGCAAGCTCGCAGTGGCGACAAGGCTCGACATTGCGAAGAAGTGGGCGCCGGAGAAGTACGGCGACAAGCTCGAGGTGAAGACGGACGAGAGTCTGGCCTCCCGCATTATTGCGGCGCGTCAGCGCACGCGGTCTGCGGAGCCGATCGAGGACATCGAAGTCAAGAGCTGACGTCAGCTGCGCAGGACGCTAAATCGTGCAGGTACCACCGATCGTCTATTGGATAAGACGGCCGACGTGAGTTGTAAAGGCTCACGACACCCTCGAAGTACAAGGGGTTAGGAGGAAAGCAGGTTCGATTCCTGACAGGTGGCCAACGATGGTCTTTTCGGTTCAAGGGAGAACCGACCCGTACTGCGCAAGCAGTGTGGTGAAGGCAGTCGAGTCGGGAGAAACAATTCGCTTGACGTTGACTATATAGCAGGACGAGGTATTGACCGGCTTCACGGCTGAGTGGATACACGCGAGACTCAATGGCTGCCGGGTTCAATTCCCAACCATCGGCCAATCGTATAGAATTGGTTGCGTCAAACTGTTTTTCCTCAGTGAGACACTCGAAAGCCCTGTCGGTTTTATCGCCGGCGGGGCCTTCGTTTATCGCTGGAGGATGACGGTCCACGCAACTACGACACCGTAGAGATCGCCGGTTTCGACGGACTCTCCGTTGTCCGCGGCGATAACCGACGTATCTTTGTCCTTCTTGCGCTTGAACTGCCGGATAACGATTGCCATGCTTTCGGCATTGCGGGCGACAACGTAATCGCCGGGCACCGGCACTTGGTTGCGCTTGGCGTAGACAAGTGTTCCTACTGGCAGAAGCCGCATTTCGCCGTCTTCCACGTGCGTGCAGTAGAGGAAATCATCATCATCAAGCGGCATGCCGGCGGGCGGCAGAGCCCATTCGCTCACGCAGTAATCGGCCATCTGGTCGTTGAACGACTCCGTGTCGTAGCCTTCTGCGGGCAGATCGTGGATGGCCCACGAATCAATGAGAGGGATCAGCCGTTCTCGCTTGGCAGGCGGAGCGCCCGCATGCGTGCGGGCATAGGCATCGTCTTCGCAGTCTTTTTCTGCCGCGGCTTCCTGCATCGGGCGCCACACGTTCTGCAAATAGTCAAAGAAACCGGGAAGGACCTTATCGAGTTTTTCAGCGGTCGCATTCGTGGGCGTGCCGCCGAGACGGATGATGTACCGGATCTGTGATTCGTTGACGCCGGTTGCGTCACGGAGCCTGCGGTAGGTGAAACCGTGGAGTTTCATCAAACGCTGCAGTTCTTTGCCGAGTTTTGTGTGTGTCATGTACGCACCCATGTGTGCTATAGTTCGCGTGTGTGATAACACACATCGCTTTTATCTACACACATTTTACACTATATAGGCACACAAAACATGCAAGTATTCGCAGACACCGCGTTGGACTACCTCGTAAAGCGGACAGGTTCCGTTAAAGAAACATGCCGGTTGGTCGGCATCGACAGGCACACTTATTACAACTTTCAGCGCCGCCGCCGAGAAGGCGCGGGGAAACTGACCTCAGCTACGACAGAAAAGATCTTTCAGGCATTCGAGACTTATAGGGCGGCGGAGGCCGCCGACAACGCCTTCCGAGAGGAACATGCGCTTAACAAGGTCTCGGAGGGGGCACATGGCCGCGATTAATTATGCAAGGCGCTACTGGCGTCAGCTGCAGCGGCGCGGCTACCGTCTTGTAGAGATTGTCCCCGGCGGAAAAAGCAGTCAGCGCAAAGGCTGGCAGGTTCGTGAGCTCACGGCGGAAGATATCAATCTGCCTGCGTATGACGGCGCGTGGGGCGTGGGCATCGTGACGGGGCCGAAAAGCGAGAACATCGTCGGGCTCGATTTCGATATCCCAGACGAGAAGCTCGCCGATGAAATCTATGCGGAGGCCTGCCGTATCGCGCCGCAGATTGCGCCCCTGCCTAAACGTATTGGCAAGGCGCCGAAGTTTTTGCTTGTTGCACGGACTGCCGAGCCGCTGAAGAAAATGACGTCATGCATGTGGACGAGCAGTCCCGCAGGCACGCCAAGCGAAGACTGCGCGAAGTTTCGTTTTGAGATTCTGGCCGACGGCCAGCAGTTTGTCGCATTCGCCGAGCATCCGGGTACAGGGCATCCTTACGCGTGGGTGCCGCAGGATCTTTTCGACCCGCGTACGTCTCCGCTCGATACCGATGCGGCGGCTTGGCCGCTCATTACGGTTGAGGAGCTTGACCGGCTGCGCGCGATGACGGACGAAAAGTGCAAAGCGTTCGGTCTGCGTCTACTCGAGTCTGAACGCAGCGCAAAGCCGCGGGAGACGGATCCGCAAGTACTGGCATTGACGCCGGCTTTACCCCCGTTGGGCATGTCGGCGGATGAGGTTCGGGAGCTGTTCCGCGAGGCGGGCTACACAATGGTCAGTCGTGGTGAGTGGCTTGAGGCGCTGATGGCTATCAAACACGAGTTTCAAAACCGTGAGGATGAGGGGCTGGCGCTCGCAATAGAGCTGTCCCAGTGGGCGGAGGAGGTCGCCCCCGGCACGTATAAAGGGCCAGAGGACGTGACGCGCACGTGGAATTCGCTCAAGCGCAACGACGCTGGATGTATCACGATACGCGCGGTGCAGTCTCGTGCGCGAAGGAGCGGTGGTCTTGCGGCACGCGCTGAACTTCCGTTGGCAGACGGGCTGGCGGCACATTTCATTGTGAAGTTCGGTGACAGGATTGCGTATCAAGCGGATACGAAGCGATTTGTCAGTTTCAACGGCGTGCGGTATGTACCGGATGATGAGGGGCCGCTTCTGGGGGATGAGTTTACCGGCGAGGCCCCGCGCACGAATATCGTGGCGTTCGCACGAGCTGAGTGGATCCGCCATGTTGAGTCGCACCTTCCTCCGCCGCCACAGGATGAGAAGGAGGCTAAAGCGTATGCGAAAGACCCGTGGGTGAAGCTTTTGGCAAATCTCACAAATCGGCCGGGTTGGGTTCCGAATACGGTCAAGGATTACTTGGAAAAGAACCTGCTTATCCGCAAACTCAGCACGGACTTTGACTGCATCCCCTTTCGCCTGCCGGTAGCAAACGGGTCGGTTGACCTCAAGACCGGCGAGTTTTGCCCGCCGCGACCCGAGGAGCTTCTGAGCAAAAGCGCCCCGGTTGCCTACGTCAAAGACGCGGACTGCCCTTTGTGGAAGGCGTCCGTGCGCGAATGGATGTCAGGGGACGAAGCGGATATGCGGTACCTGCAGAAGCTTGTCGGTTACGCGCTTTTGGGGCAGCCGGACCAACAGGTTGTTCATTTTCTCGTGGGCGAAGGCTCTAACGGCAAGTCGCTTTTTACGGATATTTTGCAGAAGCTTTTTGGACCGTATTACCGCCAGATTGATAAAGCGGCGCTTCTTGGTTTCTCGCGGACGAACGGTGCTGCTGCGGGTGGTGCGAGGCCGGAACTAGCGCGGCTAAAGGGTTCTCGTTTTGTGGTCTGTTCGGAGACGGAGGAGGGCGACGTACTTAAAGCCGGAGAACTTAAGGCGCTTACTGGCGACGCTACGCTGACGGTGCGCGGGCTGTATTCGGACTACGTGACATTCGACACGACATGGAACATTTTTATCGTCACCAACTACATGCCGCAAACCGTTGATTTGAGTGAGGGTATGTTTCGCCGCTTGCGTATTGTTGAGTTTCGCGAGCGCTACTCAAAAGACCCAGAGCGCGTAGCGAAGGGGCTCGCAAAGCAGGCGGATACGGGGTTGTACAGCAAGCTTCGCACTGAGCTTCCGGGCATTCTCAACTGGGCGCTTGAGGGGGTTCGCCTGTACTTAAAGGAAGGGCTTACGGCAACTCCGCGGGTGCAGCGTGCCGTGAACCGCTATCGCTCGGACATGGATTTTCTTCGTGCTTGGTATGAAGAATGTACGGTTGCCTGCGATGAGGCGACTGAAGAAAATGCGCCGCTGCGTGATGCCAAGGCGCTGTATGACAGCTGGCTTTCATATGTGCGCCGGAATAACTGTCCCAACGCGTACTACACGCAGCGACGGTTTTCACTGCAGTTGTCGAAGAGTCTTGGCATCCGAGTGCAGAAGCACAGGCATCTTTGTGCGGTTGACCGAATGCTGAAGGTGGAGGAGTGAGATGAAAAAAAGGCCGGACGACTGGCTAATCGAACGAGTGAACGCGTGGCGGCAAGACATCATTCTTTTCGCCGTCGAAGCGTTCCCTTGGGGTACGCCGGGCTATGACGTAGTCCGCGGCTGCCCTCGTTGGCGTGAGCGTTTCCCGAATTGTGAGTTCGGTTTGGACGACTGGACTTATGACATTTTTGAAGACATAAACGCTCAGGTTCAGGCAAACGATTTTGATGGAGTGAAGGCGGTTGACCCCATACGCATAGCCGTGTCGTCAGGCCACGGTGCCGGGAAAACGTTTACAGTTGCGATTGTGGTTTTGTGGATTATGACGACTCGCCCCAACTGTAAGGGGACGATTACGGCGACCACCATGCCTCAGCTTGAAGCGAAGACGTGGGCGCAGATTGCCTCGATGCAGAAGGACTGCCTGACAGGGCATTGGTTTGAGGTCACACAAGGCCGCGGTTCGATGCGGATGTACGCCAAGGAATCTCGCGAAGGTTGGGCCTGCGCGGCGCAGACATCGAAAGAGGAAAACTCAGAATCCTTCGCGGGCCAGCACGCGGCAAGTTCGACGTCTTTCTATATCTTCGACGAAGCGTCCGGCATCCCAGACAAAATCTGGGAGGTGGCAGAAGGCGGCTTAACCGACGGCGAACCGATGATCATTGCATTCGGCAACCCGACTCGCGCTTCGGGCGGCTTCTACAACTGCTTCCACCGTGATGCGGCCCGGTGGCATACGTTCAAAGTAGACAGCCGCAATGCGCAGCTGCCGAATAAAAAGCAGATTGCCGAGTGGGCTGAGGTCTATGGCGAGGATTCAGACTTCTTCAAAGTCCGTGTTCGAGGAGAGTTCCCTGACAACGCGTCAGTGCAGTTCATCCCCACTTCTGCCGTTGAAGCCGCGATGAGCCGCGAAGCGCCGGGGGTCGGCGGCAACTCGTTTAAGCGCGCCATTGTGGGCTTAGACATCGCCCGCTTCGGCGACGACGCTTCGGTGATTGCGACCCGCATCGGCCGCGATGCGGCCAGTATTCCGTTTAAAGAAGTCCGCAAGCTCGATGGACCGATGGTCGGGCAGGCGTTGGCCGCCCACTGCGGCTATCTGCTTGACACTTTGAAGTTCCGTGAAGTCCGCATCTATTTTGACCGGGCAGGCGTTGGGTCATCAGTGTGGGATTGGCTGCGGTACGAATACAACGATCCTCGTGTCCGGTACTACCCCGTGGACTTCGGCGTCAAGGCGCGGAAGTCGAATGTCTATGCGAACAAACGCATCGAGATGTGGGGGCGCATGAAAGAGTGGCTCATCACTGGCGACGGCTGCCTGCCGAAGAATGATGATTTACAGATGGAGCTTATCTCGCCGGAGTTCTCATACAACGATCGCCAGCAGATGGTGCTCGAGCGCAAGAAGGATCTGAAGGATCGAATCGGATGTTCACCTGACCACGCCGATGCGCTTTCGCTTACTTTCGCCGACGAGATGGCTGATCTCGTACCCGACGATGTTGAATCAGGGCGTCGGCAATCTTGGCGACGTACAAGCGATATGGACCCCACTACTGCACTTGAACGGGAGGACACATGGTAACGATCGAGAAAATGACGGCTCAGCGGCTTTTTGCACGCCCGGACTGGGGGCGATTTGAGATGGAGTATCAGGCGATGGCATATCCCGAGATGGCCGGACCGGGTGTGCTGCGAAGCTACTACGAGCAGTGCACGGATGCCGGGGCTGCCACGCTGCTTGTTGCATCGGACGGCGACCGTACGCTAGGACTGGCCTGCTTCTTTGTCGCTGCATCCCCTCACACCAGCGCGAAGACATGTATGGTGGACGCGCTTTACACGAGTGAACTTGCTCCCCCATCGACGGGAGCCCAGCTGATGCTTGCGCTTCGCAAGGCGGCGAGAGCGGCGGGAGCGACGGTTGTGCTTTTTTCAGCTCAAACCGGCAGTGACTTTGACCGGATGCTTGCAAAGCTGAAATCCGCCCGTCATGCGCAAAACATATATATAGTGGTTGCATGAGTAAGTTACAACCATATGTAGTGCCTTCAGTGACTGATGCCCAGCACGCCCGCATGGAGGCGCTGATGGATGAGATGGCCGCGGTTGCGCCCGACGACGCGGGCATTCGCATCAGTCACGTACTTCATGCTGGGTGTTATGCCCGCACGGCTTTCGTTCCGGCGGGCGTTCTTTTCGTATCGAACCAAGTAATGGTTCCGACAGTCGTTGTCATCTCTGGCGACTGTTTGCTAACGGATACCGATAAAGCCGTTAGAATTCAGGGATATGAGGTTCTAGCCGGAGCACAACGCCGCCAAGCGGTGTTTAGGACACTCAAAGACACATACATAACCGCGTTCTTCGCGACCAACGCGAAGACTGTAGAGGAAGCCGAGAGGGAGGCAGTTGCCGATCCGTCACGACTTCTTCGCGTATTCGAAGAGGAATGACTATGTCTTGGGTGGGTGTAGGTGCTCTAGTGCTCAACGTTGCGAGCACCGGGTATCAAATGAATCAGCAGCGCCGCCAGGCCAGGAGTGCCGAGGCGGCCAACCAGCGTCAGGCCGAAGCGATGCGGCAGGCCGAACTGCAGGATCAGCAGAACTTTAACCGCAAGAACCGCAATACGGCCGATGTCGGCGCCTTGCTGAATCAGAACACGGGCGGCTTCGGCACGGCGAACATTACGGGCGGCGGAGCCGGCACCGGAGGTGCAACGCTTGGCGCAGGCGGCCTTTTGGGGCGATAAGACATGGCCGTGGATATGGACAAGGTCCGTGCGCGGTTCCGGGACCTGCAGGATCAGCGCTCCCCATACGAGGCGCGATACCGTGACCTCGCCCGATATATCCTCCCCGACTCCGGGCGATTTGAGGCTTCTTCCACACAGTCGGCCAAGGCGGCGGATCCGTGGACGTTTGTTTATGACGCTTCGGCGACCGACGCCGCGGGCGCTTTAGCGGCCGGCTTGCTGGGTGGCATCACTTCCCCCGCCCGACCGTGGTTCCGTCTGACGACGGGGGATCCCGAGGCTGATGAGCGCTTTGAGAATCGCCAGTGGCTTTCTCAGACGACGGAACTTTTGCAGACGGTGTTTCTGCGCTCCAACGTTTACCCGGCTCTGATTCAGGCCTATGAGGAACTGGCCGTCTTTGGCACGGCGTGCATCATTGCGCTCCCATCTGAGTCCGACGACATCATCCATCTCTTCCCGATGACGGTGGGTGAGTATTGGATTGCCGAAGATTACGAGAATCGCGTGAACACGGTTTTCCGCCGGATCAGCATGACGGCCGAGCAGATGGTCGAGCAGTTCGGGCGAGAAAAAGTCTCCTCCGGCGTGAGGGAATGCCTGACGGACGACCGTAAGCGGAATCAGCGTTTTCAGGTTATTCACGGCATTTTCCCGCGTGACGGCTACGATCCGAAGAAGAAGGACAACCGCAACTTCCCGTGGGTGTCTGTCTACTTTGAAGAGACCTACGAGAATGACGGGCGAAGCTCCGGTTCGAGCACGCCGCTTCTTGAGGAAGGCTTTTCAACATTTCCGGGGTTGTGTCCTCGATGGGAGATTCACGGCGGTTCGGTCTACGGAACGTCGCCCGGCATGAAGGCGCTCCGTGAGGTGAAAGGCCTGCAGGTTGAGACAAAGCGCAAGCGTCAGGGCATCGATGAGCTTACAAATCCGGCGATGATCTATCCCGCCTCGATGGAGAATCATCAGCTCGATTTCACGCCCGGCGGCATTTCGTTTTACCCCGACGGCGGCACGCCTCAGCAGGCGTATCCCGCTAAGCAGGTGAACATCAATCTTCAGCATCTTCTCGCCGACATTCAGGATTCCCGTCAGAAGATCAACGAGTATTTCTATAAAGATCTGTTCACGGCGATTATGTCAACACCCCGCACCAACCGAACGGCTTATGAGGTCGATCAGGTTGCGCAGGAGCGCATGGCACTTCTGGGCCCAGTGCTTCAGCGCTTGAACGGGGAGCTTTTGCGTCCGCTCATTCGTATGGGGCTTTACGCGCTTGAGAAGGCCAAAGTACTTAGCCCCATGCCCTCGGGCATGCAGGGCGTTACAGTGACGTTCGAATCCATTCTTGTGCAGGCGCTTCGTTCGGCGGGCATCACGGCCGAAGACCGCTACCTTTCTACCGCGTTTTCAATCGCCAATTTCGATCAGACGATCGTGGACAACGTCGATCTGGACAAGCTCATGCAGAAGCGGGCCATTGCTCAGGGCGTTGACCCAGATATCCTGCGTGCCCCCGAGGACGTGCAGAAGATGCGTGCGGCTCGCCAGGAGCAGCAGGCGCAGCAGGCTCAGATGGCGCAGGCCGTGCAGATGAGCGAAGTCGTCAAGAACATACAGGCGACAAATCCCGGCATTTCGAATGTCGGGTCGATTCAGAGCTTACAGGGCTACTAAAAGCGAGGCGTGAGCGGGGTGCTCCGGCCGTCACGTCTCGCGCCCTACCAACACCATATGTAGTGTTCGTATCAGCATACAACACGGCATATGGTGTTTTACGGTAGAATCAACGCTATATGACGAATGACCGCATTGATGATCTTGAGCACGAACAGCTCAAGCGCGAGGAGGCGCAGAAGCTCCGTGAGCAGCGTGAAGCAGAGCGCCGCTTGGACTTCGTGCGCGTGATGGAGACGGCGGAGGGGATGCGTGTTCTGCGCTGCATTCTTGAGATGACGCGGCTCTATCAGCTCTCCTATACGCCGGGCGACGCGCTCGCTACGGCGTTTCGCGAAGGCTCTCGCAATGTGGGCCTCCAATTGCTGGCTACGATGGGTGACGCAGACTCCAACCTCTGCGACGCCGTCGTTCGTGATTTAGGAAAGGAATAACGCGATGGCTGATGAACTTAACGCCGCCACGAGTGAAGGAGCGGGCCAGCAGGCTGCGGCTCCTGTGTCTGCGACGACCGAACCCGCAGCGGGCATCCCGACGGGTTCTCCCTCCACGGGCGGCACCAATTCGTCGTCTGAGTCCAAGGATTCACGTGCTCTGGGAATTGATAAGGGCTCAGACGACGCTTCTCAGGGGCTGGGTGGCCCCGGCCTTCTGGGGCAGGATCCGGCGGACGAAGATCCGAATGGCGGCATCCTTGGCGCACCGGAAGACGGCTATAAGTTTGAGGCCGACGAAAAGAGCCCGGTGCAGCTGTCCGGCGACATGCTCGACGCCTTCGGCAAAGTGGCCAAAGAGCTGAACCTCTCGCAGGCCTCCGCCCAGAAGGTTGTGTCAGCAATGGCGCCTGCGATGACGCAGCACTACGCACAGATGCGCAAGGAATGGGCGGCCCAGTCTGAGGGGGATCCGGAGTTTGGCGGCCCGGCTTTTAAGGCCAATCTGAAAAGCATTAACCGCACCTACATGGATACGACGACGGAGGGTCTTCGAGAAGTGCTCATGAAGACGGGGCTCAACTCGCATCCGGAGGTTTTGCGGTTTTTCTACCGCCTTAACAAAGAACGTTCCGAGGGGAAATTCATCACCTCGGCGGGTTCGTCAGACGATCGGAGCGGCTCTGACGATTTTTACAAGGGCATGCGTCCTTAAGGAGATAAGTGAATGTCTACTGGCAATCGCTACACGCTTGCTGAGTACGCCCAGGTCGCAGGCCTGAAAGGCGTTCAGCTGGAGGTCGTGCACACGATTGAAGACACGGAGCCGCTTTTTGCTTCGGCGCCGATCATCAAGTGCAACAGCGGCCAAGTCAACAAAACTCAGGTCATCACGCAGTACCCGGTTGGCCAGACCCGCGGCTACAACATGGGCGTGACCGCTGAGAAGGCCGCCTCTAAGGTTGTGCAGGATGACACCTGCATGATCGAAACGTACAACGAAATCGATGTAGAGATCGTTCGCCAGAACGGGGACTCTGCGCGTTGGCGTGCCAATCAGGACAAGGCGTTCGTCCGCGGTCTTGCGCACTCCACGGCCGAGCGCATTTTCAACGCGTCGAAGAAGCGTGACCCGTTTGAATTTGACGGGCTCGGGACTCGTTACAGCAAGATTGACGGCGAGCACGTGATCGATGCGGCCGTCGAAGATACCGTGTATGCCGACCTCTGGCTTGTGAACTGGGGCACGAACACTGTGCACCTGATCTATCCGGAAGGCGGCGTGGCAGGTTTGCATCAGAACTTTGAACAGAATGTGGACGCCCGCGATCCGAAGAATCGTCTCTTCAAGGTCGACCGTACTTGGTACAAGTGGTACATGGGCCTTGCAGTGCCCGATCCTGCGCAGGTTGTTCGTATTGCGAACGTGCCGGTCAACAAGGCGCTTTCCGGTGACTACGACCTCATCACGGCGCTTACGCTTGCGACGGAAGGTTTGCCGGGCGATGTGCTTCCGGGCTGCGGCATCTATATGAATCAGAAGCTCCGCTCAGCCCTGCGTCTTCAGATTACGGCCAAGCCGAATGTCAACCTGACATTCGATACCGTTGCTGGCAAGAAGGTGCTCAACTGGGACGGCATCGCTGTCCACAAGGTGCCGCTGACGGTCCTTCCGACTTACACCAAGAAGATCGCATAAGGAGGGAACCATGATTGATTATGAATTGGTACTCGCCGAGAAGCAGGACTTCAAAGCCGCGGTTACGACGGAGGCTGTAGATCTTGGGCAGAAGACGCCCAATATCGGTCTGCTTGAACGCGCACTGTGGTTTGTCTTCGTTCCGTCTGACGTGTCAGTCGGCACGGGCTCCGTGACGTTCACGCTTGAAGACTCCGAAGACGGCAAGGATTTTACGTCGGTTGCGGCGTACGGTCCGATCGTTGCTGAGAAGATTGTGCGCGATGTCGCGTTCCCGTTCCCGCTCCATCACCGTCGGTATGTCCGCGTTACGACGGCGGTTACGGGTACGGTGAGTACGCTTGCCGGCACGCTTGCCGTCGCCGACAACTTCTCCGATCCGGCCCGTTACTGGCGTGATGAGGTTGAGTTCTATAAGCCGGATCCCGACGTCTCCAAGATTGACCTTGCTACGCGTGCGAAGGGGCAAGGCGAAATCGGCAGTTAGCGCAGGTTGGGCGGCGACGGCATCGTCCGCCGACTCAGCCAAGGCACTGGCTTCCGGGGTGAAGGTCAACTTGACCTCTCAGGTTACCGGAGTACTGCCGGTAGCGAACGGCGGTACGGGCAGGTCTACGAGCTAACCCTCGTCTAGCCGCGAGAGCCGGAAGGGGCGGGCGTCTGAATGGCCCCGCCCCTTTTTTTTCTTTGGAGTTTTTCCATGGCGACTGAAACCGATATCTGCAATCTAGCGGTTCGCCGACTGGGCGAAATGGCGCTGCTTGTGGACGTGAACGAAAACTCGACCTATGCCGAAGTGGCTAAGCAGACGTACCCCATCGTGCGTGACGCGCTTCTTGAACGTCACGCATGGAATTTTGCGACTACGCGTGTGCGGGGGCAGCTTTTGGCTGAGAAGCCTATCGGCTGGCAGTTCGGCTATCAGGTGCCGGCGGCCTGCCTGCGGATGCTTTCAGTCTATGCCGAGACTCGCGGGGAGGTGATTGAACAGGAGCCGTGGGTGTTCGAGATGCAGGGCGCGTATCGCGTTGTGCTCACGAACATCGAGAACGCCGTGCTGAAGTTCATTCAGTACACCGAAAACTCGGATCTTTATTCGCCGGGCTTTGTCGATGCGCTTGCGTGGCATCTTGCGGCGTCTCTCGCCGGTCCGATCATTAAGGGCGAGACCGGGATGACGGTAGCCACCAAGCTTCTGCAGCAGGCGCAGTACTTCGAGCGGCAGGCGATTCAGGCTGACGTACGCCAGCGCCGGACGATTAAGTATGAGCCCGTGGATTTTATCGAGCGCGGTTCTTGGGGTCTTTATCGAGAAGGCGGGCTGATGAGCAACGAGCAGTGGCTGGCGATGCGGAAGTAAGGGAGCAGTGCAATGGCAACCAGAGTGACACAACTTTCGTACAACGCAGGCGAACTGGGCGAGCTGCTTACCGGCCGCGTGGACGACTCGAAGTACTCGGCCGGGCTGGCGCTTTGCCAGAACGCTTATCCGACGCCGCAAGGACCGGTGCGCAATCGTGCGGGGTTCATGTATGTCAACGCGGTGAAGGATTCGTCCAAAGCCGTGCGGCTGATCCCGTTTGTTTATTCGGCGGATCAGCAGATTATTGTCGAGCTCGGCGAGTATTACGCGCGCTTTCACCTGAGAGGGCGGACTTTAATGCGGGCGGACGGTTTGGCTCCGTACGAGATTGCTACCCCGTGGCGCGCGAGTGACCTCTTTCAGATCCACTACACGCAGAACGCGGACATCATGACGCTTGTGCACCCGGCGTATCCGCCGCAGGAGCTTCGCCGGTATTCGATGAACGACTGGCGCATGGTGCGGGTTAATCTGCTTACTTCGCTGCTGCCGCCTTCTGGCGTGGCTGCGGTACGTTTCAGCAGTGCAGCGAGCGATGCGAATTCCGAGAAATACACTCAACGATATGTTGTTACTGCGCTGAGCGAAGATCGTACGGAGGAGTCCATTGCGTCGGCGGAAGTCAGCGTCGTGGCTAATCTGTATGCGACTGGCACCACCGTGAAGGTCAGTTGGAATTTGGTAACGGGGGCCCGGTATTACCGCGTTTATAAATATCAGGGCGGCCTCTTCGGCTATATCGGTGAGACAGTTGAGAACAGCATAGTTGATGACAATATTGCTCCTGAGACTGGCACAACGCCGCCATATACAGATGATGTCTTTCAAGTCTCCGGCGGCATTTCCGACGCGTCGATCGTTAACGGTGGTTCGGGGTACGACAACGGTAAGCGAGTGGTAAAGGTTCTTGATTACGGTTGGTGGGGCAATGGCGATTGGAATACGCAGGAAGGCTATGCGGGGCTTATGACCCTCCCGTGGGTTGCCGGGGGCGTGGAATCGGGCTTCAATTCAGGTGCCACATGGCGTACCGGTATATTTTATAACCTCGGCATTCAAGACCTCGAAGGAGGTGGGACGGGGGCTACGGGTGCATTTGATACCCAGCAATGGGGTCGGTTTGGTACACAGATTAACGGCGGGCGGCTGACCAATGACGGCGGTTATGGGTACAAACGTCCTGTCTTGAAATTTGAATTTCGTACAGGGGTGAAAGACTACATCTGCACCGTCGGGTATCTCGAATGCCTTGCGGAAGAAGTCCCGGTCGAGCTCGAGGTCTATGACGACGGGGGGTCGGGGTACGGCGCCCGCCTGGGGTTTGTTATTACGAACGGGGTGTTCACCGACGTTTATGTGATCTCGCCAGGGCGCAACTACACCAACCCAAAGGTGCGGATCACGACAATTAACGGCTCCGGTGCTGAGTTCAGGCTGACGATTGGCAATGCGGGCGACTATCCTGCCGCAGTCGGCTACTTCGAACAGCGCCGTATTTTCGCCGGATCGAATCTGCGTCCGCAGCAGATCTGGATGACGGCCACGGGCACCGAGTCGAATATGACGTACCACCTGCCTCTGCAGGATACAGATCGAGTTAGTTTCGCCGTGGCGGCTCGCGACTTGAATCAGATTCAGCACATCGTTGCGCTGCAGCAGCTGATTGCTTTGACCTCAGCCGCTGAGTGGCGTGTCTCGCCTTTGAATTCCGACGCGATCACACCGTCCTCGATCTCAGTGCGCCCGCAGTCGTATATCGGTGCTTCGACAGTACAACCGCAGATCATCAATACGAATCTGCTTTATGCCGCCGCACGCGGCGGACATGTGCGCGAGCTCTCGTACGACTACACCGCTGGCGGCTACATCACCGGCGACATATCGATCCGTGCGCCGCATCTCTTTACAGAAGACAACGTGGTAGTGGATATGGCGCTTACGAAGTCGCCGGATCCGGTGCTTTGGTGCGTGCGGCAGGACGGTGTTTTACTCGGCCTTTCGTATGTGCCGGAGCAGAAGATAGCCGCTTGGTTCGAGTACAAGACGGATGGCGCGTTCGAGTCGGCCGCAGTTGTGCAGGAGGGTTTGAACGACTATCTCTACGCCGTCGTTCGCCGGACGGTCAACGGCCAGACAAGGCGTTTTGTTGAGCGCCAGATGGTTCGCACGGACGACTACCGCGGTGCGACGTGCTTCCTTGACTGCGCTGGGCGCCTTACAAGCTCAGCCAAATCGATGGATGTCTCCGGGCTTTCGTGGCTTGAAGGCCGGGTAGTAACGGCGGTAGGAGACGGCATTGTGTTTTCCGGTCTGACGGTGAAGGACGGAAAAGTGACGCTTCCGCAGGAGTGCGCGGACGTTTGGGTTGGGCTCCCTTATGTGACGGAGCTGAAGACGCTTCCCGTGGCGCTTCCGTCGCAGGACGGCTCCTACGCTCGAGGCCGAGTGAAGAACGTTTCGCGCGTATCGCTTCGTCTCAGCAAAACATCGGGCGTCGATGCAGGGCCGGACACCGGGCACATGAAACCCGTGAAGGCCCGTTCAATGGAGTCGTATGGGAAGCCGCCGGAGCTCATGTCCGGTGAGACGGATCTTGTGCCAACGGGAACGTGGAGCGCGGATGGTTCTTTTGTTATTCGGCAGGCGGAGCCGCTCCCCTTCACGCTGATCTGCCACTCGGCAGAAGTGGTTATCGGAGACGACAAGTAAATGGACTACGGATTAGGAAACGTCAGTGACGCCTCTCTTGAGCAGGCGTTCAGCACATACGACCCGGACGCGGCAAGTTTTTGGAACGCAGGGCCCTTTGAAACGAAGTCTGCGGCCAAAACCTTCGGACAGAACATTGGTTACGTGAGTCTGGCTAACGGTGTCATTGGCGCCGTGGGTTCCATTGCGACGGGTTACTACAACTCTCGCATTCAGAAGGCACAGCAGGAGATGGCAATCCGCGTGCAGGAATACAACGCGCGGCAGGCCGAACGTGCGGCGCAGTCGGCGTTGATGTCGTCGAACTTCAAGATCGGTCAGATTAGCGAGAAGTTCGAGAAGGTGAAGTCCTCACAGAAGGCGGCGATGGCGGCGAACGGCATTGTGCTGGGCGTTGGGTCTGCGGCCGAAGTGACTGCTTCGACCGACATCAACAAGCGCCGGTCGATCGATAACCAGTATGCCAACGGTTACTCAGAGGTCTCCAAGTATCGGATGCAGGGCGTCAACGCCCAGTCGCAAGCGGCCGCTACCGCCGTAGGCGAAGTCAACGCTTTCCAAGGCTTGGGCAACGCCGCTACGGCCTTGGGCACGGGCATCAAGGACTACATCTATTACAACGACAAGAATTGGCTGAGGAGCGCATAAATGGCAGTACGAGTTGCTGATACCCCGGAAGTTTCTCCGCTTCCCGCGACGGAGCCGGGACCTGGCTATACGACGCCGAGGATCTTTGCCGTGGACTACACGGGCGAACCGCTGAAGGTCACGCAGACGCTTTCAGAAGCGGGTCGGCTTCGTGAGGAGGCTCGGCGAGCGGATGTGAAGCTTAAGGTTCAGAATGCCGTAACGCACTACCAGTTCGACCTTCGCCAGTACATGACAGCGGAGGAAGGGCCGCTGCAGAAGCAGGGGTCGCAGGTGCTCGGCAAAGATCTGGACGGCCGAGACTATCGGGTTCAGTTGGGCGAAGACGTCCGGTCGCTGCACGGGAACATCTCTGAGTTTTATGGGCTTACTGATGAGGAGCGGCAGGAGTTTGAGCGCCGAGTTCAGCCGACGGACAAAGAGGCGTTCGCACTGGCGGAAACACGCTACACGAACGAAAAGCGCAGGTATGCGGTTGACGTGCAGAAGAATCGCGCCTCGGCCGCAGCTTTCAACATCGCCGAAGGCGGAAGTGTTACAGCGAACATGGCGGCTATTCGTGCCGCCGCAATCGAGCACGGCCACATTACCGGCATGGATGTTGACACGCCGTCGGGCCGCAGGGTTATTGACTCTGTGGTTAAGCAGGCTGTTGAGCAAGGTGTCAGCGCCTTCACCGATCGCCTGATCGCGGACAACAGACCGGAAGACGCTCAGCTCTATCTGTACAAAGCGTCCACAACCGGCGGTACGTCTGGAGAGTTCCTCCGTGCGCAGCGAGACAAGGTGGAGACGGCTTTGCAGGTGAAGCAGGCCAAGCTCCGGGCGGACAGCGCCGTCGCGGAGCTTAAGGCGGCCAGTACGCCGACGGGGCGGTTGGTTACGACGCTTATGGCGAACGGGGGCATTGCAGACTCGTGGGGGCGGGAGTATGCCAAGCACATGGGCGTGAAGAACTGGGACGAGCTCGATCAACGCAGGAAAGACAGCTACGTACGCGACGCAGTGGATGACCAGCTGCGGCAGTACGGGGGTGACCCGGATCTTGCAATCGCGGCCTCTATTGTGGGTGCACGCAACGACATGACGCCGGCCGAGACAAAGAAGTGGATGGACCAGAATATAGAGCTGGCCGTTGACAGCGGCGGCACAGCGCGGGACGTCATCAACTACTTAACTCCGGATGAAAAGGCGAGATTCACTCGAGCTAAGAACCGCTATGCCACAGAGTCGACGTACGACTTTGACCCGACATTCGAGCAGGTGTATGCGGCGATGAAGCGCCAGAACCCACACGGCCAGCCGGAAGAACTCATGGCGGCGGCAAAGCTCGGCTTCGAAAAGCTAAAACTCGAGCGTGCGCAGCAGAAGATCGTTTGGGGGGCGACGGTTCAGCAGGCTTTTGGCATTGTTCAGAACGGCGGAACCGTGCAAGACGTTATGACGATGCAGGGGTACAGCGACCTGCCGCCGTCGTTCAAGAATCATCTTGCTGCGGCTGCAGAGCGCATAACCAGCGGGGACATTGACAAGGTAGGCGATCCGGTTCTTTTTCAGGCGCTGAACAGCGACCCGACGAAGTTGGCCAGTTTGTCTGACGGGGAGTTCATGCTGCTCGCCTCTCAGCTTGATTCCCAAGAGCTGCAGATTCTCGAGAACCAAAGAGCGGCTCTGAAAAACGGCGTGAAGATGGATGATGCGGTGCCGTACAGCGACATCAACCAGATCATCGACGAAAACTGGGGGGACCTAGGGATTAAGGAACAGCGTGAGTCAACAGACGGCAAAGCACTCAAGGGGTACCTCGTGGGCTACGTCGCCCCTGTTATCCGACAGCTTAAGCTCACGAAAGGGCCGCTTTCGCACGCCGAGCTTACAAAGCACGTGCTGGATATTCTTGGCACGAAAGTGAATAAACCGGGTGGGATATTCTCGGACGGACAGACGAACGTTGCCAACTGGGGCAGCACAGAGGGCTCAACGCGGGAGATCCTTGCAAAGGCGTTTGGCGTTCAGGATGAGGCGGCGCTGAAAGGCAGAGCCGGCGTCAATCTTTTCTTGAAACTCAAAAACGCGCCCAGCGTTTCCGTCACGGACGAGTACCTGCCGCTCCCGCTTCGAACCCGAATCCGCGAAGCGTACAAGGGCGCCTTCGGAAAACTGCCCGACGCCCGCACCACGGTCTACCTTGCGGCGTGCATGTCCGAAGGCGACAAGATTCAGGTGGCGGACGTTCTTGGTGCAGACGGTGCAGCACGGCTAATGAAGGCCCCAGAGTCGCTATCGATTACGGATTACATCCCGGAAGGCCCAGCTACCCAGAGAGGCGGACGCCCCTACGTGGAGATTTACGATCCGCTTGTAGAAGGTTTGCTTGGTGATGAAAAGCACACCATTGAGGACCGTTGAAGGAGATTACTAATGGCGAATCTTGACTTGATGATCGAGTCGATGCGCAGTGCCGATCAAACCACGGACGCTCAGCGCAATGCCACGGCCAACCTCGGCATCAACCCGGATGAGTTCGCGGAGCGGCGAAATACGGCCCAGTCACTGGGCGTACCGGTGCCCGAGGATCAGGACTCATGGCAGGCGCTCAAAATGCGCAAAGCCGCGCAGGACGCCTCGCGCTACGCTGAGGTACCGGTGGTGCGAGATCTTCTTGCGGATCGAGAGCTTTCTAAGCTGATCGCCAATTCCCCGCAGGACTGGAACACGCTCTCCGTTGTCTCTCAGTTAGGACAGGCGATACGCCGCGGGCGCCTGCAGTCGCAGGCCAACGACGCGCAGAAGCGTCTGCAGATCGGCGCGACCCCCGTGGCAGTGAATCCGGCGGATCTCCTTCGTCAAGGGGACGCAGACGCGTTCGGCGGGGACGAGTGGCTCCAAGACTGGGCAAATCGTCCAGACAGCCCGCTTCGGGCAAGGGCGGCTCAGCTTGCTGCTGAGCAGACCGCTCGGCGTAAGGAGGCGACGAAGTACGCGGCAGAAGAGCTGGCACAGGCGCAGATTGAGGCACAGCGCCTTTCGGCTAATCCGGCCCTAGCGGATATCGCCAACGCGGACAGTGTGTGGGACATGATCGGCATCGCCGTGCGGCATCCGGTAGACACGATGGTCAGCACGCTCGCTACTTCGGTGGCGACCAGCCCGACTGGGTTTGCGCTTGCGCCCATCGCCGGTATGGTCGCCGGCCCTGGCGCTGCGGCAGCCGTTATGGGCGCGTCGTCCTTTGAGGCCGAGTACGGCTCGACTTTCATCAGTCAGATGGAAAAGCAGGGCGTTGACACGACCAACCCTGACGCCGTTCGAGCCTTTATGGCCAACTCTGATCTAGTGCGTGAAGCCCGTATCGCGGCGACGAAACGCGCGCTCACCGTCGGCGCGATGGATGCGCTGTCGCTTGGCGCCGCTCGGCTGAGCATCCGTCCGATCAGCTCGCTTAACGCGGCTGTACAGGCCCGCCGCTCCGGAAAGACTTTGGGTGAGGCCGTCGACGCAGGCAGAGCCGCCAACCGCACGGCCAAGACAACCGGTGCAGTCGTGGAGGACTACGCTACGCAGGCCGTAGTGCAGGCGGCGTTTGGTGCCGGCGGCGAAGCGCTCGGGCAGGTTGCGATCGGTGAGGAGATCAACACTGCCGATGTCTTTCTTGAAGCAATCGCGGATCTTGCCACGGCCCCCGTGGACATGATCTCTGCACGCAACCAGATCCGCCGTGTGGCGCAGGACCAGAGTTCGGCAAAGAGCACCCTCGATAGTGCCGCCGTGGTCGAAGAAGCTTTTAACCGAATGGAGACGACCGGCCTCGCACAGCGTGCGCCGGATGTCGCGGCTCGGGCGGTGCAGTCGGTCTTCCAAGGCACGCCGCTTACGGACGTGATTATCAACGCCCGAGAGGCAGAACCCTACATGGATAAACTCCGCGAGCTGATGCCTGACGCCGCTAAAGTGCTCACGGAAGCCGAGGCCACTGGCGCCGACATAAAGGTTCCGCTTGCCAAGGTATTTGAGTTGCGGCTGAAAGATAAGTCCCTGGCTGAAAACGTAATGGCCTTGGCGCGCTTTGACCGAGACGGCATGTCTATTGGTGAGGCCCGAGCGTACGACGCAACGGGCGAACTGGAGCTTGCGGTCAACCAGCTGGCCACGGCAACGGTCGAAGGGTACGAGCGTAAGCGTGAGCGCATGGAGCGAGCCCGCACGGCACTGGCTCCCGTGGCAGAGAAGCTTCGTGCGGCCGGCCGATCCGAGGAGGAGGTGCAGTCCTCCGTCGCCATACAGGCCTCTATTCTTGAGAATATGGCCGAGATGGCCGGCGTTGAGCCCGATGCCTTCTTTAAAGAACACGGCTTCACGGTTAACGTTGAACCGACACCCAAACCGGAGGGCTTTCTGCAGACGACCGAGGACGGCGTGCGGCGCACATCTCGGGAGGAGCACAAGGCGGATGTAGAGGCGTGGCGGGAAGACACTTCGCCGGTAGAGCGTCGTACAGAGAACCGGCGCCTGAGAGAGCGCAAGAAAGCGATCCTTGGGAGCTACACGCCGACGGAAAAAATGATTCGGCTCTTCAAGAATGAAGACGCCGCGTCAAGCATGAACGCGTCGACTTTCCTGCATGAGTCTGCGCACTATTGGCTTGATACGATGCTGCGTACGGCTAAGGTGCTTCTGGAACAGCAGGCGGATTCACAGAGACCCATCTCTCAGCAAAGCGAGCGGCTGCTCGTGCTTACGTCGAAGTTCATGCAGTGGGGCGGGGCATACGATCCGAAGAAAGACCTATCGTTTCGGGATGCGGTCGATCGCTGGCTCGCATCCTCGACGGACGAGCAGCGGGCTTTTCAAGAGAAATTCGCCCGCGGTATGGAGGCGTACATCAAAGAGGGCAAGGCTCCGGCCGAAGGGCTCCAAAAAGTGTTCGAGCAGTTTGCCGCATGGCTCAAAGAGGTCTACGTTACCCTTCGCCGAATGCTTGATGTTGAACTGTCTCCGGAAGTGGCTTCACTCTATGATCAGCTTTTTGTGTCTGAGCAGGCGGTGCAGGATGCGCGTGACCGCTGGAACGACGCAAGTGTGTTCGACCCGTTGGTTAAGGCGGGCATGTCGGAGGACGACTTCCGTTCTTTTGTCGACCTTCGAGAGCTTGCGCGACAGCAGGCAGAAGGGAAGATTCGCAAGAATCTGACTGAGGACATGAAGCTTGGCGCAGATGCCGATATGCGAAAACGCCGAGGACTTGAGGCAGACTTCCAAAAGATGCGTCGTGATGCGCAAAAGCTTCTCTTGAATGAGCCGCACATTAAGGCGTACCAGTACTTTATTCGTCCGACAAAGCAGGACGGAAAAACGATCCGGCGCAAGATCGATGCCGACACGATCAAAAATCTGCCGGAAGAAACTCAGAAAGCGCTGATTGACAGCCACGCAGCTATGGAGCGCGGGAAAGCAAACGTCGAGTATCTAACACTGGGTGAAGCGGCGATGACGCTCGGTGCCGAGTCCCCGGAGGCCTTGGCAGACCGCATCGTTGCCGGGTCTAAGGTTGACCTGGGAAAGGCCGCGGATGAAGCCGCAAGAAGTGAATTCCTGCAGAAGTACGGCGCGGCATACTCACCAGAGGCCATTGCGCAGCTGGCTTCGACTGCGCTTAATAACGACGCCAGACTGCGAGTGCTTTCTATAGAAGTCGCGGCGCTTAAAGGCATGGCGGGCAAGGCCCCGCAGGTGAATGCAGCGATGAAGGCCTTCGCGCGTTCAGCAGTCGGCCGCATGGTATACGCCCGATACAACGAACGGAGCGGTCGGTGGCAGCCAATCCGCTCATACCCCTTTATATCTGCGGCCCGTCGTGCCAGCAAAGCCGCGCTTACAGCTTTTGGCAAAGGGCAGACCTCAGAGGCGGCTGACGCTAAGCACGCTCAGCTGGCGCAAGAGATGCTCGCAAGTGAAGTGGAGCGTGCCCGTGCGTTAGGCACTCGTTTTAACCGCAGAGTGAAAGCGGCGCTGAAGACAAAGACGGTCGGCGGAGAGTACGCCGAGCAGATCCATAAGTTCGCCGCGCGTCTGGGGTTCAATGCACAGGAGAACAAAGCCGCCGCCTCATGGAAGAGCTTTGTTGAGAAGCACGACAACATTCGGCTTGCATGGGAGAACTTATCGGAAGATACACAGGCGGCGCTGCTCAGAGGCGGGCAGGATTGGCCATCGATGCAGGTTCGCCAGATCGAAGAACTGAACAATTTCTTCGGTGCCCTTACTAAAGACGGCTCCCTTGAAAAGAAAGGCCGCGAACTCGAAAAGACGATGGAGCTGTACGACACGATCCGGGAGGGCATAGCGTCCATTACGGCCAATGCGGACGCTGTAAAGCGCGGGCATTTCAACTCGTCGATTACAGAAACGCGCCCAGGGGCAAAGTTCAAGCGGGGGTGCACGAGCTTCATCTACTCGCATATTCCCGGCGTAGCTTTTGTGCAGGCGCTTGACGGGAATAAGCAGGGCTTCCTTACGAGAACGCTGATTTGGCGTCAGGACGAATGCTCCAATCGTGAGCAGCAGCTGAAGGCTGAGTTCGGCGCAGAGCTTACGGATCTGCTTTCACCGGTATCTGGCCACGCGTTTAACAGTGACTTCCGAGAGATCGAAGATGTCGGGCGCATGAACCTGCACAACATCATGGCCGTCGTACTCAACATGGGCAACGAGGGCAACGCTAAGCGTCTTGAAACAGGCAACGGCCTCGATCGAGAGAAGCAGATGCGCATCGCCGAAGAGCTGACGGCAGAACAGCTGCAGACCGTCAATAAGGTTTGGGCGGTGATGGAAAAGCTCCGTAAGCTCGCTGCGGAAATGAGCCGTCGCGCAACGGGAACAGAACCGTTGTGGATTGAACCCACGCCATTCACAGTAACATCAAAGGACGGCGTGGAAGTACAGATGACGGGCGGCTATGTGCCGATCAAGTACGACAAGCACGCCTCTATGCAGAAGCTTGGCGGAGCCTATACGGACGATGATGCGGTTAACTACGAAGCCGCACTCAAGGGCGGCACGGAAATGATGACGCTCAAGACCTACACCAAGGCTCGCGCCGGCGATGCCCCGATGGGGTCTGTACTGCGTCTGGACGTGCAGGGCGTCTTTGACGGCGCGGAAGAAGTAGTCCGCGACGTCTGCTGGCGCGAGTATCTGGCGGACTTTAAGCGGATTATGGAAGGCATCCACCTCCCCAACCCAGACTACGAAAGCCAGCATGCCAAGGCGCTAGAGAAGTACAACGCCGCTCGGGAGGCGGCCGAGCGGGCGGGTCTTGACCCGGATACAGTCAAGCTTAAGGAGCCGCCGAAGACCGTGTTTGTCCCCGGCATCCTGAATACAGTCCGCGACCGCTTTGGCGAAGCGGGTGTGCAGGTGCTCGACAATATGGCCAAGGCTATCGCTACGGGCGGTCGTCCGGCTAACACGGGGGCGGCGGACCGCGCATCGGCCCTTATGCGCCAAGGTGTCTCGCTTGCTGGCTTAGGCTTCAACCTCACAACGGCGCTGATTCAGGTAACCGGTCTCATCACGGCGGTGCCAAAGGTCGGTGTTAAGCATGTGCTCGCCGGAATCGGGGATCTGATGGCGCACCCAGTGGAGACTTGGCAGGAAATTAACCGCCGCAGTGTCTTCATGCGCGCCCGTCAAATTACCCGTACCCGCGAACTCGCCGATGCCCGCAATGTGCTCGAGAAAGGCGGCCGCTACACCAAGATCAAGGGGGCGGTCTACGATGTGGCCTATGCGTCAATGATGGCTGTACAGGGGGTGGTTGACCATGTGGTTTGGGGTGGGGCGTTTCGACACGCACTCGAAGTCGAAGGGCTGAGTGAGACCGATGCAGTGAAGTACGCAGATCGTGTCGTCCGCGATACACAGGGCTCAGGGCTTGTATCTGACTCAGCGGCAATCGAAAACGGTTCTCCGATTCAACGCCTTTTCATGGTGTTCTATTCATTCATGGGCCGTGCGCTGGGTTTGACCGCTATGAGTTATCTGGGCGAGCACAACCGTGCGAAAGCATATGCGCAGATACTCACGATTTCGCTTGCGCTCCCGATGATCGAGTCCGTGATTCGCGGGGCCATTCAGCCGGGTGACGACGACGATAAGTGGGACCGGATGACGGACGCCGAGAAGTTCACTTATGGGGCTCGCTACGCTCTGGGCTCTTCTGCCGGTTTTATGCTCGGGCAGTTCTTCTTGGCCCGTGAGTTCTCGAGCATGACGGAGAACTTCTTTAAGGGTGATCCAGTGTTCTCGTGGCGCGGTCCTTCCGGCCTTCGAGCGATTGCTGACGCGGGGCAGTTCTTGTCTCAAGCTCAGCAGGGTGAGATTGACGTGGCGTTTTCTAAGGCGCTGATCAACCTAGCAGGCGACTTCGGCATGCCGGGCGCGGCTCAGCTGCAGAAATCGATTGCCGGCTGGCAGGCGCTCGAGAAGGGCGACACTGACAATTGGCTTGCACTTCTTCTCGGCTACAAGAAATAACCGCTAAAATCAGAGCTTAGAGCACGTGAATTCGGCAACCGGATTCACACATGATCAGTACCGAAATTCGGCGCAGTCAGACGTATGTCGGCACAGGGGACGTGAATTCATACACGTTCCCTTTCCGCGTCTTCGCCGCCGACCAAGTTAAGGTCTACGTCCGCGCGGCCGACGCGGCATCGGGTACTTTGCTCGATACGACGCAGTACTCTGTCACGCTGGCCTCGGCCTCTGCGCAGACCGTCGGCGGCACCGTTACGCTTTCGGCCCCTCTGGCAGCGGGCGCCAAGCTTGTCATCCTTTCGAACATCCCGTACACCCAGCTTCTCGCTTTGCAGAATCAGGGGGCGTTTAACGCAGAGGACCTGAACGCCGCGTGGGACAAGAACACCGCGCTTAGCCAACAGCTTCTGGACCGCCTTGATCGGGCGGTACTGGCACCGGAGCTCGGCGACAGGACGCCGGAACAGTTCACGCAAGCGCTTTTCGATGCGCGCGATGAGGCGGTCGCGAAGGCCGGAGAGGCCGCCAACTCAGCGTCTGCTTCTGCGACCAGTGCCAGTGACGCGGCGGCTTCTGCGGCGGCTGCGGCCTCCTCGGCTGTGGAAGCCGAAGCCTCGAAGAACGCCGTTAGCGTCACGAAAGAGCAAGTGACGGCTGAAGGGCGAAAGCAGATTGCCGCGATCCAAACGGAAGGCGGCACGCAGATTTCAAACGTGCAGTCAGTCGGGCAGGAACAGGCGAGCCGCATCTCGACGGCCGGCTCAGCTGTTGTCGCGGACATCAAGCTCAACGGGCAGGGTGAGGTAGACCGCATTACCCAGACCGGCGGCACGTGGAACGACACGGTGGTCGCTACCGGTCAGAGGTGGAAGCAAGACGTTATCGCCGCGGGCTCAGACTCGCTCGCTAAGGCGACGGCGCAAGCTGCTGCCGCGGAGGCCAGCGCCAACAAAGCAAGCGGCTTCGCTGATGCGGCGTCTGCCGCAGCCAAAGCGGCCGAGACCTCCGAGAACGTAGCGGTTTCTTCAGCTACAGCCGCAGGGGTTTCTGAAGCAAAAGCCAAGGCATCGGAGACAGCGGCGGCATCCTCAAAGACAGCCGCGGCCGGTTCTGCCTCCGCCGCGTCCCAGAGTGCGGCAGCGGCAGCCA